GCAACCTCTTAACTAATGAACCTTTTACAAGAAAGGTTTTACCTTTTGTGGCACCTGAATATTTTGATGGTGTATATAAAGGTTTGTTTAAAGAGGTCGCGTCGTTTGTTGCTAAGTATAATAAACTTCCTACGCTAGAGTCATTCAAGATTGAACTTGAAGAGAACAACACTCTCTCGGATGAACAGTTTCGTAATGCGGTTGAACTTCTCCCTAACATCTTCACCCCGGAGCAGGAAAACCTTGATTGGTTAGTTGAACGTACTGAGAAGTGGTGTCAAGACCGAGCAGTATTCAATGCCGTTATGGAAAGTATTTCTATTATCGATGGTAAACATGCTACACTACAGAAGAATGGTATCCCTGAAATATTGAGTAAAGCACTTGGTGTTTCCTTTGATACTAATATCGGTCATGATTACTTACAGGATGTAGAAGAACGATATGCCTTTTATCATGAACAGGAAGAGAGAGTTCCTTTTGACCTAGACCTCTTTAACAGAATTACTAAAGGTGGTCTCCCTAACAAGACACTGAATATATGTCTTGCTGGTACAGGAGTTGGTAAGTCTTTGTTCATGTGTCATCAAGCAGCAGCGGCATTGTCTCAAGGTCGTAATGTATTATATATTACTATGGAGATGGCAGAAGAACGTATTGCTGAACGTATCGATGCGAACTTACTTAATATTCCTATTGATCAACTAGAACATCTTTCTAAGGATATGTTCACTGACAAGATATCTAAACTTAAAAGTAAAACAGAAGGTAAACTTATCATCAAGGAGTATCCTACAGGTCAAGCACATACATCTCACTTCCGAGCATTACTGAATGAGATGAAACTCAAGAAAAACTTTGTCCCTGAGATTATCTTTATTGATTACCTAAACATCTGTGCCTCGTCTCGTATGAAAGGTATGGGTGGTTCAATCAACTCTTATACTTACATCAAGAGTATTGCGGAAGAACTAAGAGGACTTGCGGTTGAGTTCAATGTCCCTATTATGTCTGCGACTCAAACTACTCGTAGTGGTTTTAGTAATGATGACTTGGGTCTTGAGGATACTTCTGAATCGTTTGGACTTCCTGCTACTGCAGACCTGATGTTCGCATTGATATCTAATGATGAACTTGCGTCTATGGGTAAGGTAATGGTAAAACAACTGAAGAACCGATATAATGACCCTACCGCATATCAGAGATTTACCTTGAAGATTGAAAGAGCAAAGATGAGACTGAGTGACGATACCGATAACCAAGATATCGTGGGAGGTACTACAACTGTTCCAGATACACCTGCGTTTGATAAAACTAATATGAACGAACAACTCAACAAGTTCAAAGATTTCAAGATGGAGTAAGAAATGGATACTATATTAATAATGGCAGGATGGACACTTACAGGATTTGCTGCGGGTTGGTTCGTAGGAGAATCCTTTCACCGAATTGACTCAATCAAGGGAACGATAGAACTTCTAAGAGACATGAAATATTTAACAAACCAAGACATGGAAGATATTATGGAAGGAAAAAACAAAAGATGACATGTGAAGTAAACCTAGTAGCATTAAGTAAACCCTCTGCTTGGACAGATTGTTTTACTGCAAGTGATTTGATTGCCTATACCGCGAGGGTAAGTAATCCTGCTAATCAAAAGAATACCGCAACCGCACCTAAACTTCTGAGGTATCTTATAAAGGAAAATCATTGGTCACCTTTTGAGATGGTTCATATGACACTTGAAATCAAAACAACAAGAGATATCGCAAGACAGATATTAAGGCATCGTTCGTTTTCATTCCAAGAGTTTTCTCAAAGGTATGCTGAGGCAACTACATTTATTACTGACCGAGAATGTCGTACACAGGATACAAAGAACCGACAGAACTCTAACACGACAGACGATAGGTCATTAAAAGAATGGTGGAGTATGGAACAAAAAGAAATCGCAAAGAATGCTGAACAATCTTATCGTGATGCACTTGGAAGAGGTATCGCAAAAGAACAGGCAAGGGCATTGTTACCTGAAGGACTTACCGAATCAACTCTGTATATGTCTGGAACACTTAGGTCATGGATACATTATTGTGAACTGAGAAGAGGTAACGGGACTCAGAAGGAACATATGGAAGTCGCTGAAAGATGTTGGAATATAATCGGTGTTCATTTTCCTGACGTGGTTAAAGCATTATGCGAGTAGGATTTACCTGTAGCACTTTTGACTTATTACATGCAGGACATTTAATTATGTTGCGTGAAGCAAAAGAACAATGCGATTATCTTATATGCGGGTTGCAAGTTGACCCAAGTTTAGATAGAAAAGAAAAGAACGCTCCTGTACAAACAGTAGTTGAGCGTTACACACAACTAAAAGGTGTTGAATATGTAGATGAAATTATTCCATATGGCACTGAAGCAGACTTAGAAGATATCCTTAGTATGTACCCAATTGATGTGCGTATACTAGGGGAAGAATATCGCGACAAAGACTTTACAGGCAAAGATATTTGTCGGAAACGTGATATTGATTTACACTTTAATAAACGAGACCATCGTTTTAGTTCAAGTGATTTACGGAGAAGGGTTTGTGAATAAATTTATTTTTGATGTAGACGGAACACTAACACCAAGTAGACAAAAAATTGACGGAGACTTTGCTGTTTTCTTTAGTGCTTTTTGTTCAGCAAATCAAGTTTACCTTGTAACAGGTAGTGACAAAGAAAAAACTGTTGAACAAGTTGGAGAAGAAATATACAATCTTTGTAGACGTGTTTATCAGTGTAATGGTAATGATGTTTGGGAGGGTAAAAACCACATTCACACAAACGAATGGACACTACCAGACTTAGCAAGAACATTTTTAATTAATTGTGAGGATGAAAGTCAGTTTTCTTTTCGTACTGGCAATCATATTGAGGAACGTCCAGGAATGGTTAACTTTAGTATAGTAGGACGCAATGCTACCTTAACTGAACGTCAGTGGTATATAGAATATGACACAAAAGAAAACGAACGCAATACTATTGCCACTGCATTTAATACAATGTTTCCAGATTTGTCAGCAAAAGTAGGTGGCGAAACAGGTATTGACATTTCACCTATAGGCGCAGATAAAAGTCAAATTGTAAAGGACTTTGATGAGGAAGATAAGTTGTGGTTCTTTGGTGATGCTATTTACGAAGGTGGCAACGATTATCCTTTAGCAAAGGTAGTGAAGAATCATCGAAAAGTTACTGGTTGGTTACAGACTAAAGAATATTTAGAAGTATTCCAAGATACTGGATTAGCAGTATGAATATATTAATAACTTTTTTAAGAAAACGTCTTGACTTATAGGTTTGTTTAGTATATAATAGGGTTATATTATGAAAGGTTTATATTATGAAAGAAGGTAATCCAAAATACAAATACAGTGAGGACTTGAACCTTGCTGACTTATGGAACTATGTAGATGATACATATGATCAACATTATTCTAAGAACAAGTTCCAGGCAACTGAGTTTATTATCGACGGAGGTCATGGTGATGGTTTCTGTATCGGTAACATTATGAAGTATGCCCAACGTTATGGTAACAAGAATGGTTACAATCGCGATGACATAATGAAGGTACTTCACTATGCATTAATACAACTATATGTTCATGACCACTACGGGAGAGACGAGGATGAATAGAAAACTAAGAAGAACAACTGATGCCGCAATGAGAGGTACTGACGTTATAGACAGAGAACTTGATATGTGGGCAGAGAAATATTCAAAGGGAGGTTCTGTTCCTCGTTCTGTAAAGTTACGAGTTGCTAGACTTGTAGAAGCACGCAAGGTTGCGGTACAGATGGAAGAAGAGAAGACCGATGGATAGTATTGTCATACCAATGACTATCATATGGACTATTGCTTTTATGGCATTAATCTATATGGCAATACTATTGGGTGATAAAAAATGAGTGGTATCCCGATGGAAGTATGGGCGGCATGTTATGTGTTCGTCTGTATTGCCCTCGCGATATTTTGGAAGGATGAATAGTAATGTTAGATTGGATATCAAACCTTGGAACACCTACTCTAGTGAGTGCGTGGATAGGTGGAGCATTACTCATAGCAATTATGTGGAAGGATGATTAGATGTTAGGATATATTTTTATAGCAGCAGTAGTTACAGCAATACTTGTAAACTATGTAGAAAACTTTATTTAAAAAAGTACTTGACTTTTTAGTTTGTATCAGGTATATTCATAATATAAGTTGAGAAAGGACTTGTTATGATAATAAATGAATGGACTAATTGGAAACCTATTTTTCCTAATGGTGAACGTGCTAAGTTCGACAGCGAATATATTGGGTTTGAAAAGAAGAACAAAAATGGATTCAACCAAGGTGGTTGTTATCTATACGCATATGACCCCAGCGGCAATATTGTAAATGAAAGAGTTGACCATTTAGATGAGAGAGTCATCTATATAGGAACTGCTGGTTCTTCAGTAGCACGTGGAGTTTGTAGTAGAACTATGGATTTCTCTGGAACAATAATTCGTGGTCTAGAACAAAAGAACCCTTATGAGAACGGAATGTATTTTCGTGCTTTGTATGGTGAAGAAAATAGAGAACACTTGTATGTAGCATATTATCCTATGGGGTTTGGTCAGGATGTTAAACTTTCTGCTCACGGTATGGAGTCTTTACTCTTGTCAGAATATAAGGAGCAATATGGAGAGTTACCTTCAGTAGATGGGTATCAAGGTCCAGAAGTTATGGTGTACGAATATCTTAAGGTTATGACTGACGAACAAAAAAAAGTACTAGCGGAAACTATACTGAAAGGATTATCATAAAAAGTTACTTATTTTTAAAATAAGTCCTTGACTTTTTAGTTTAAATCAGATATAGTAATAATATAAGAAATGATAGATGAAAGGATTATTATCATGGCAACAGTAGTTAGAAATAGCGGAAATAAGAAAGAAGAAGCAGCGATGGACGAAATTGTCCATAAGTTTGACCCGCTTTACAGGGATTCATCAAAAGCAGCAAAACGTGACGACTTAAAAAAAGCACTCTTAGGTCATTTTCAGTTAAGTTTAATTCTTGAGCACACGGTTGCCGAACGTTCAAAAGAAATTCGTAAGATACCCTTAATCAATGTTGACACTAAAGGTATGGATTTTGATGATGGTTCTGATTTAAAATTTGTTAGATTGACTCCTGGCACAGGAACTAGAGAACATAAGTTAAAAACTGGCGAAATCACAATATATCCCCAAAATTATGCGAAAGGTGTAATTACCAATATGAATACTAAAAAGGGTGCTATCCGACTTATTATTTGGAATGAAGTCCTAAACACACTTGAATTTTATTTTATACCTGCTGAAAGGGTTTCTTCTTTAGTTAATGCAAAAAAGGATAAAGGAGTTATCAATTTCTCAGGCGGTTATAAATCAGGTGTTATCAGAAAATTCGAAGATTTTCGAGTTGAAACTTTTGACGATTTGGTGATGGCATAAACAAATAAAAAAAGTTACTTATTTTGAAAATAAGTCCTTGACTTTTTGGTTTTTATCAGGTATAGTAAGGTATAGTTAATAATAAATGAAAGGAAAATATTATGACAAAATTAGATTATCAATTTGAAGGTTTTGCTTCTGGAGTCAATGGCGAAGAAGTTAATGCTGACATTGAGTTTACTGCGACAATAGTAAACGGAAATGCAGTTGTTGATGCTGAGTCTATTATGGTTTGGGCAGAAGGTGTATCTGATTGTTCTGAAACAGTTACTGATATGCAGTGTTCACAAGATATGATGGAACAATGTAATGAGTACTTAGAATCTTTAGGTAATGAAGAAATATACTCATACGCATAGAAAGGAAATATTATGACTAAAGAAATAAATTGTCGTCAACTAAGTAAAGACGAAATGAGTAAAATAAATGGAACCTGTAAGATAGG